GAAATGACCCCTCCGGAAGCCCGTGGCCAGTATCGCCAAGAGCGCCGTAAATTTGAACCTAGAGACCATATGGCCGACGACCTTACTTCCGAAAAGGGTGTAAGCGACACGGGAATAGAAGTCCGTAGAGCAGATAAGCGCAATCCGGGAGTCCTTTCCCATGGTTACGCTAGAGTACAAGAACCCGAAAAACATAAACAAAATGCCGCCAACCGGATCCGTGAGCGCCTAGCAATAGCGCGAATGAACCGGTCTAAATAGGCAGATTAGCTTAATCTTACGAAGTAGTTAAGTCCTTAATAGGAGTATAGAAAATGAGTCAGTCAGCTACCACCAGAAATGGCCAGTTGCTAATAATTCCGGGGAGCTACGTCTCCACTACTGTCATCAACAACCAATCGAGCATCGGCGTAGCCGGCGTAGTAGTATTGGTCGGTGAAGCGGAAGAAGGCAGAGCTTGGGACGAAGGTCAGGATAGCGACCCGAATACTTTCGGCTATTCGCTCGACCAAATCAACGCCGCAATCCAAGAATTCGGATCGGGTAACCTGATTGACGCGTTCAATGGTATCATTTCGGCTAACGCTGACGCCAATATCCAAGGTTCCGCTCAGCGCGTATACCTCCTGAAGACCAACCGTGGCTCCAAAGCTTCGGCTGTCGCCGCCCGTTCGGGTCTTAGCACTTATGCTACCCTCCAGGCCCGCAAGGCTGGTAAGCCCGGCAACAACATCTCTTTTATCCATTCGACCAACGTAGCAGAAGTCGCTCCCCAAATCCAGCTCGGGTACTACCCCCTGGTTTCCGGATCGGCCAGTCTGACGTTCCGCATCAACGGCGGCGCACAAGACATCGTTTCCGTTTCGGCCGGCACACTGCCTCCCGCAGTAGCTACTGCTATCGAAGACGCCGACCAGCTCGCTCAGGGCGGCCAAGACCGCTCTATCCTCGCTGTGGCCGGCACCATCGCCCTAGCAGTACCTTCGTCTTCGGCTATTACTTTGACTAGATCGGTAGCTTGGGCAAATCTCCCATCCGTAGGCGATACCCTTTACATCCCCACCGGTTCTGTAGTAGCTGGCGGAGCAGACCAAAACGTCGGCTCCTACCGCATTACCGCCGTTTCGAGCACGGTTATCAGCGCTGCCCGCGTATCGGTTACTTCGGCTAACGTCGCAGTCCCCGCTGCCGCTGTAGTGGCCGAAACGGATGCTCAGGCCTTCTCCCCTATCACTATCAAGAATGCTACCGGTATGGACCGCCAAGTACTCGCTTCCGTAACCGGCCAGATCACCCCTTCGGCTTTGACTTCGACTTCGGTCAAGCTCACCCTCGATTCGGGTATCTTGTTTGCCGCTACCGCCCAAGTCGGCGAACTCGTTTGGGTTCCCTCGACCTTCGGCACTGTAGTACTCGCCGGCTGGTACCAAGTTTCGGCTTCTACCAATATCGGTACGGGTTCGATCACTTTGACCCGTTTGTCGAACGGCGCACTTTCGGGCTCGCCCGCAGCTGTAGCCGCTTCCTCAGGTCTCTTTTCGGTTCTCAAATCTGATATCGACGGCGTAGGCAAGTCGATGGAAATCGTAGCTGACGCAAATGCCCAGATTGCTTTCCTTGCTCCTTCTACTGGCGTTGCAGTAGCCGCTTCCCAGCTCCTCGTTTCCTCTTTGGAGCGCGAAGTTAAGCTGGACGTGTCAAAGCCCGGCACTCCCGCGAATATCACCCAAAGTTTCTTAGCCGGTGGTGATATCCCTCTGTCTATCGGTTACGCTGGCACTACGGCTACGATGACCATTACGGATGCGGTCCTTACGACTTCGACCTCGGTACTTGCAGACGATCTTTCGATTAATCTGGCTGACTACCCTAGCCTCCAGAACCTCGTCGACTTTATCAATTCGCACCCGAGCTATTCGGCCGCTATCATTGATCAAAGATGGCGCGCCATGTCCCCGGTGGACCTCGATAACGTTACGGCCGCAGGTATTGCCTCTAGCATCGCTGGCAGCCGTCCCGGTCGCATCAAACGCGATAACGCCGATTGGTTCATCCAAGTATCGTCCTCGACCTTGATCGAAGCCGTTACCCCGCTGACTACTTTAGGCGGTCTCCCTGACGCAGCCCTTTCTTCCCAGTTCTTAGCTGGCGGAGCTAAAGGTGCGACCACCGGAGCTAACGTTTCGAGTGCTATCGATTCTTGCGAACTCTTAGCCGCGAACTTCATTGTTCCTTGTTTTGAACAAGACGCGAGCCTCGATGTCGCAGCCGGCATGACCGACCCCGCTTCTGACTACCAGATCGACGCGATCAACGCTAAGGCTAGAGCGCACTGTATCTCAATGTCTGAAACTAAGTCCCGCAAAAACCGCTCGGCGATCTGCGCTAAATGGGATACCTATGAAAACGCTAAAGCAGCGGCTCGTACACTTTCCCACCCCCGCATGTCACTTTGCTTCCAGCGCTCGAAAGACACCGCTAGTAACGGTACGATCAAAACCTTCGGCGCTTGGTACACGGCACTTAAAACTGCCGGTATGTCCGCCGCAGCTGGTTACAAAGGTATCGTTAAGAAGTTTGTCGGAATCACGGGTATCGTGAGTCCTGCCGGATTCGATAGCCGCCGCCGCGGTGACCTTGAAGACGCTTTGGTTGCCGGCCTTGTGATCGTGGAAAGTGTTAGTACGGGCGGATTCCGCTATGTTTCTGACCAAACGACCTACAACATCGACAACAACTTTGTTTACAATTCGATTCAAGCGGTTTACCTGGCTGACTTGGTCACTTTGACCTTGATCCAAAACTCCGATAGAGCAATTGTTGGTCAGTCGGTCGCCGACATGTCCGCTGCGCTCGTATCGAGTTTTATTGCAGCACAAATGTCGAACTTCCTCAGACAGAAGTGGATCTCACCTTCGGATGACGCACCTCTTGGATACAAAGGGCTGGCGGTACAGATCAATGGCGGCGTAGCGAATATCGACGTAGAGATTAAACTTTCGGGCCTGATCTACTTTATTCCTATCAACTTAAGCATTTCCGCAGTACAACAGTCGACTTAATTAATAGTCTAACTAGGAGTTTTAAAAACTTATGGCAAAATCACCTATTATTCATGGCGCGATTGCTAAAATCTCCATCTTGGATGAAGCAACGAACAGAATCATCACTACGGGCATCTTTACTTCTTGTACCTGGTCCGTGTCTTATGATACCCACGTAGCTCATACGCTGGGGCGTCATGAGCCGCAAGCGATAACGTACACGGGAAGAGAAGCCATCCGTATGACTTTGACCGGTTTTCGTGTAGCCGGCGGCAGTCCTTTTCAGATTTTAACAGTTCCCGCGCTCAAAGAATTGATGAATACTCAGGGTATTAAAGTGACCATTCAACAGCGCGGAGGAACGGACGGCAAGTCAAAAGACTCGAACCTGATCGAAGTTACTCAGTGTTTCGCTACGGATTTTTCAACCGGGGTTAATGCCCGATCAGTTTCGGATGTAAGTGTATCGCTCATCGGAATCCAATACAGTGAACCCAACACGCCCGAAGATGGTACCTCCGGAATCAATCCTTCGGACCTTAAAATCCAGTAATCGTTACTATCTAACAAATCAGCGGGCTGAGGGAGCAAGTCGTCTCCCCAGCCCGTTTGTATTTCTAGTGATTCGTAATCGTCCACTCATCCAAAATAGCATTATTGCAGCAGTTTGGCAAGTAGTCTTTCGGCGTAAAGTCCTAGGGCGTATTTCCGCATACCCGTGTGCTTGGTATGCGCAATTAGTAGTAGTAAATGCCCCATCTCTAGCTCATAATGACGTACGAGATATTGCTCTACTTCGAACTCCCCGGATTCCAAATCTAGGGCTATAAAGTCCGTATTTTCAATCACTTGCAATAAATTCCATTAAGAGTTTCGAAGCGATGGCGTTCCTAACTTTGGACGAGCGATCCGCTTTAAGTAGTTCCCTTTGGATATCATTCAAAGTATCCCAGTAATCTTTCACAGCGATAAGCCTAGTAGTGGCTCTAGGATCTAAAACCATCAAGTCTACGGCTTTAGCCGGTTCTAATTTCTCCAGGAGCCTTAGTCCGGCCAAATGCAGCATGGAATTCCCAGAACCGATAGCTTCCGCCGCGATGGTAATATCGGCTTTAGGGGATTGTACACACTTTAGCTTCTCAAATAAATCTATATGCTTCGACTTCAGGATTTGGAGCAGATGTTTCGGACCCCAAGGTACGACATGCATATGGTCCAATACTCGGCCGCGATTCGATACCGCAAAATCCAGCCCGCTAGGTTCCCGTACTTTTAACTCCGACTTTAAAAGTCGGTCCATGGTGGCGGTCGTCATTTTCGGCGAACGAAACACCCCTCTAGCGGCTCCAAATCTGTAGTAGCGGAATGTTTCGGAATTAGCCTGCTTTATACGCCGTATCAAGTATGAGATAATCCGACTATCTATGTGGGGACTGGCCGCCGCCCTGCGCACGATTTCGTCATTTATTGCCGCCCGATCTTGTTTTTCGGGAGACTTTGAGCGGTACGCGTAGGAACTAGCCGCAGCTTTAATCCAAAGGCTGTAATAGCCGTGGGGTCCGTCCTTGTGGGATTGCATGGTCAAAGCAACATATTTGTTGATGGCCCATTTTATATCTTTACGAACTAGAGCCGCCTGCTTAGCCGTCAGAGGCCCCGGCGGGTCAAATCTATCCCTGGAAAATGGGGTTTTGGAGCGGTAATACATTAGGCACGCCTACTGAGCCTAGCTATATTTTTGAGAGTCACACCTTCGGCTAGCACCTTGCGTGCCTTTACTTGATCTCCGGTTTCGCCTTTTTCAATCGCCCGGACCATAGCCGCCGCGATAATATCCAAAGTGACGTCTTCACCCGTGTCATGGTCTAGCACCTTAAATAGGCGGCCGGAAAACACAAATTTTTGGCGTAGCGGTAGACGTTTTCCATTATCCTCGTTTAGGCAGGTCTTCGAAGATCCAGGTACCTAATAATAATATACCACAAGTCTCAAAAGTGGCCAGCGGGGCGAGCAGAGCCGCGGCCCAAGGCTCCTTCAGAATGACCCCTAAATACACCAATTGCCAAAGCCCCACCGCCATCATGGTCATCGGAATAGTCAAGAATAAGAAGAACATACGAGCCATTAAACCGGTCCCTTGCATAGGAATCTCCCGCCCATCCTAAGGGCTTTATGGGGTACTCCAGACATAATAGAACCTTCTACTTAGGCATAGCAAGGGTTTTTTTACCTAATCTTAAATATGCGATTCTCCCATTGTTTATAGGGACTTATAACGGGAATTATGAAGAAATTTCTTAAACGCGAGCCGGTCGCCCCCAGATTACTAACCGCTAACGGTACACCTACGGGTCTCGTTGCGATTGTAGACACCATCGGCTTTCGCACGGGTGCATTAGTAGTTATTAGAGCCGGATCTGTTGGTCTTCGTGCCCGGATTCGAGACATCGTTTCTACCACCCAGCTTATATTAGAATCCGAAGACCGTCTTACTGCTTCGAATCTATCCGCGTTCACCGTTTTGGCTGGCGCCGCAATCGAACAGATTGAAGAGACCTACGCCCCCGAACAAGAAGACGGCGAGCTGTTTTCTTCCGTATACGAATCCCATCCGGTATCGGCCATCCGTACTACTTCGGTAGATCCCTACGGCAATCCCTACACCCCGACCAACCCCCTGCCGGTGGTAATTGAAACGGGCGGCGGTAGCGGCGGCTTAACGCCCCCCAATTACGATGACGTCAAAATCATCAAGAATTCGGACGGCGACCCGATCCAATACCAATTCTTCCTCCTCGGCTTATCCGTGGGCAACATTGACGTATTTTACGACTCGTTCGGCGCGTCCGAATATAAGAAGGCCTAAATGTCTGCAAGAGATAAAGACGAGCTTATTCTGAACCCGGTAACTGGGGAGTTAGATATGATTCGGAAATTTAACCCGGATCGTTTGATTACTTCCAGCCTTAATTCCGCCGGCAATCCTCATGTCGAATATGATGTGCAGTCCGGCCTGTATATAGAAGCCGGGCCTCAGCTCATATATGATAGTGAAGGCAATGTGGTGACCACGTAATGCTCCACCGTAATTTGCGCGGGCCATCCGAGCTTCATAGCCCTTCCAGTGAGAGAATCGAGAATAACACGGGATCTACTATTCCAGTTTTCAAAGCCGTAAAGTTCGTAGGCATGGGCGCTCTATACCCACAAATTGCACTCGCCAATACCAACCTGGATATTATCCGAGGTATCACACAAACCGAAATCCTCACGGGCAGCTCGGGGTATATCACGTCTATCGGCTTCTTGAACAATGTGAATACCGCGGCATGGCCCGTAAATACCCAGCTCTATTCCGACGCCGTAGGTAACGTAACTAATACCCCTATCGGCCTACCTATCGCTAGCGTCCTAAAGCAGGACGCAGTTAATGGTATTATATATGTGAACAGTACGGGTATCATCAAAGCCGACCTTGACGCTTTGACTTTCCCGGACGCCCTAAGCCTAGAACTAGCTTGGGACATTAATAACCCGTCCTTTTACACAGAGGCTACCTACGACATGTCTGGCAAGATTATTCAAAGCGATGTCTGGGATACCTCGGCTAAAGCTTTGCATATTTTTACCAAGGTCTACACCTATACCGGCCCGCAGCTCACTAACGCACTTATCACCCGTGTATACGACGGCAAGACCCTGAACAAGACCATCGTCTATAATATGTCCGGCCAGATCGTAAATGTTACAAGGACGTATACGCCATGAAATGTGCTCTAGTTAAAGACAATATCGTCATCGACGTGGTGACGACCAATTCGGATGAAGAGTTTCAATCCTTAGCTAGGATCTATTCTAGCGTAGTGGATGTAACCGACGCGAACCCCCAACCGGAAGCGGGCTGGCTGTTTAATGGTAACTCTCTAGTGCCGCCCGAAGGTCAGAACCCCGCCGGCACGAGACGTATCACGAAACTCGGTCTGCGCCGCCGCCTTACTTTTACGGAACTTTGCACTTTAACCGCCGCCGCCAAGACCGTCGTCCAAGTGGAAGCACTAATGGGCAATTTGGCCGTAGCTACTTATATTGACCTGAACCGCTCCGACACTATCGCCGGCTTCGGGCTTATTGTAAGCCTAGGCCTTGTAACCCAAGACCGCGCAAATGAAATCCTATCTGCTCCGATAAGAGATGACGAAAAGTATAAAGGAAATGAGTGATGAAAGTATTACAATTAGGTCTTAGCGCCCAATCTCCGGTCCTCGTCTATGATAAGACCAAGCCTTATCTGGCCGGCCGGGCTTTCTCCAAAACAATTTCCGGCACGCCCGTATACGGCCCGCCCCTTACCGGTTTTACCAACGTACAGCTAGATACCGGTGCCGCAGTCCTCGGGTCCAAGACTACGGCCAATGGTCGAATGTTCGTTCTGCAAACCATCACTACCGGTCTAGCTACTATCGCTCTCTATAACGTGGACAATGCCGGCCAAACGGCGCCTGCCTACGTCGGCCGCATTCTCGTTCGCGTTCCTAACGCCGCGGCCACAACCCACACCTTTCGCGGTTTTGAAGTATACGACGGCCCCAACAATGCTACCGTCACCGGCTGGCAGATTTATATCGGCACTGTCGGCTCCGTACTTATTAATGGCGGTCTATTCATTGTCCATAATATCGATCTGGCGGATTTCTCACCCCTTTCCCCCCCGACTATAGGAACGGCAATCACTTCGAACGACAAAGCCGTTTATATGGCCCAAGATCCGGGCACCATCGGAGTAAACAATACACTGACCGCCATGCAGGGTATGTCGCACGACCCGACCACTCGCCGGATTTATTTCCACAACAACGTACTGGCGACTACGCAGTTTGCGGTCTTTGACCCCGCCGCGTCGCCAGCTGTAGTTCTACAGACTACCACCGCTGCGACGGCTTCCGGGTCCCCTACCTTTACGCTGACCGGTCATGGCTATAACAACAACGACCCCGTGGTTATCACAGCTAACGCCCCTACCGGTTTCACGGCTTCAACCGCTGTCGCCGCCCAGACCGTGTATTTTGTCCGGAACGCCGCCGCCAACACTTTCGAGCTTTCGGCGACTTCCGGCGGTGCATCCATCAACGCCACTTCGATTACCTCTAATACTGTAGTTACCAGGGCTTTCGGACAGTCTGTATCGCAGTGGCTCAGCATTCGTACCGGTACCGTAACAGGCTTTGTCGGTACATTCCTTGTAACAAACGTAGAAGCCGTAGTTACCCCCACCCAAACTTTAGACCCGAACATCCCCGCCGCTGTAAACAATCAGAGATGTCTATTCGTTTCTACCAACTCGAACTTTTATCTCATTAAGATCTCAGAAATTACCAACGGGGCTACGACCTTCCCAAGTATGGTAACAGTTAACGCCTTGGGCACTGGCACCGACTACACGGCAATCGCCCCCATAAACGCGGTCTATTCGGAAGTCATAGGTCGTGTAATTTATATCTCCAACACTTCGCAGTTCTACTACAAATCGTGGCTTAGCGGATCCGTGGGGTCATCTTTCGGCGGTCTAAATACTTTATATCTAGAAAACTCGGCAAATACCCCCTATTCACTAGCCGGCGTGACTATCGGTAACCTTGATATTTTGGGCGGCATTGTGTATCTGGCACTGACCACCATTGGTCAACGTGGTATCCTTTATATGGATCTTAGATCCGATTCGGCTTTTAACTATTCCTACGTTACCAGTCCCGTAGTTGATACTTCGCAAGTTTTATTTCCTAAGACCATCCAGACTATCGAAAAACTCTTCGACGTAACTTCCCCGATGGTGTTCTCATATAAAACGGCCAGTTCTTCTGCGAACGCAATATTTAACGATCCTACGACCGGCTGGACTATGGTGGCTACCGCCGCCGATTTATCCGCCATTGCACTCAGCAACTTCACCCAGTTCCGTATCGATTTTAATATCAGCTCCGGCAGCACTAATACCCCCGCCCAAATTAACGAACTCTTCCTGTCCTACACCGGCAAGAACGAGATTTCGGACAATTGGGCTGGATCGGTCGATAATACTACTGGGAATAGCGCTTCCCCCGCGTACACCGCATTCCGCCTGCAAACGGCCTACACCGCCACGGTTCCGACTCTTTATTTTCGGGCTTATGATGATTCCGGCAACCTAGTTATCAGCGCCAACACCGCCGCAAACCCGTCGTTCTTTAAATATTCAACCAACAACGGCACTAGCTGGACCGCCCTGGGCACTATCCCCAACACCCCGCTCACTACCGAAGTTCGGTATGAGTGGGCCAGCCCTCCGGGAGTCCGGGTCACTTGTTCTCTAAAAGAGGTTTAACAAATGGCCTATAGCCAATACTTCCAGGGGCTCTTCGAGTCTCTAATGCCAAATGCCGCTATCGCAGATACTACCGCGCCCACTTTTGCGGGCATCGCTTCGGTAACCCCAAACGCGAGTGGCAGTTTCACCGTGACTTGGCTTGTGGCAACCGATCCTTCGACGCCTATTCGCTACGAAGTGTATATTGCTCTAGGGTCGGTTTCGGCCGCTACCTTATTTGTCCCGGCCAATATCTCCAAAGTAGTGCAAGCAGTGCTTCAAACGAACGTAGCCCTCCTGGGAGATCAAACTACGTACATTTTGAACGGAGCTACTTATACCTTAGGCGTTCGTGCCGTAGACGCGGTAGGCAATCGTAATACTAATACTGCTATCATCACTTCGACCGCAACCGGTAGCGGAAATCTCGCGTCGGTATTCCAGACCATAGCATCCCAGCTCGCGGCTACCGAAGTCTTACTGGCCGCAGATCACGTAAACTTCCAGTCGGACCATACGAACTTCCAAACCGACCACTCGAATTTTCAAACGGATCACTCCAATTTTGTTTCGGCCCTAGCCACTTTAAATGCGGCCAATATCGCCTATAGCAACCAAAATACAACTTTCAGCGGGTATTTAACCACCATGAATACGTATTTGGGTACCCTAGCTACGTCGCTCACGACCCTGGGCGGACTGAATACCTCCATCGGCTCTTCAGCTTCCAGCCTGGCCACTACAGCTACGAATATTGCCGCAACCGAAGTCCTACTCGCGGCCGACCTAGTCACCCTCGGGAATGACCTGACGACATTTGCGACGGATCTTTCCACTTTTGCCACCTACCTCGGCACCCTGAACACCAGTATTTCCGGTCTTGATACTGCAGTGACTGATATTGAAGCCGCAGCCGTTAGTGTAAACAACGCTGCTTCACTCGTAATAGCGACGGTATTGTAATATGAGCCTTACTCTGAACGGACTAGATACACACCAGCCGTCTAGAGTATTGGTCGAAAACAATACGGGCGTTAGTATCGCCCCGATGAAAGCTGTAGCCTTAAACGGTATGGGGGCTCTATACCCCCAAGTCGTGATCGGCAATCCTTCTACGGCCCCTATTTTTGGTATCGCCCTGCAGGGTATTCTAACTGGCGCTAATGGTCAAATCACCACTATCGGTATTATCCCGAACCTGGATACCTCTGCGTGGCCGGTAGACACCAAGCTCTATTCGGATGCTACGGGCAACCTCCTGCCGGCCCCATTATCTCCCGGCGATGCAGCCATCGCTACGGTTTTGAAACAGGACGCAGTGTTCGGCGTGCTCCATATCTATGCCCTAGCCAGTCAATACGCTGCCGGTGCCGGGACCGGCTTTAACCCCAACACTATTTTAAGCGGCTACAATGTTAGCGGTGAACTCGCGGTCCTAGTAGACGCCAGCGGAAATGTACTAATCGGTCCTTGAGGATTTTTCAAAATGGCACAGCACGTATTCTTCGGAACTACAGCTCCCGCGACAGCGCCGACAGCAATCGGCCAGCATTACATCGATACGGTAGCCAAAAAGACTTACATTTCGGCCGGGACTTCTTCTTCCGCGGATTGGAAGCTTGCCACGGATACAGACACTGGTATCACCCAGTTAACAGGTGACGTAACGGCCGGCCCCGGCTCAGGATCACAAGTCGCTACCCTTGCCAATACCGCCGTTACTCCCGGAGCGTACACCAACGCCAACATCACGGTCGACGCCAAAGGCCGCATCACCCTCGCAGCAAACGGATCAGCGGGCGGGGTTACTTCGGTTACGGCTTCTGCCCCTATCAGCTCTTCCGGCGGCGCTACTCCTAACATCACTCTGAATGATACAGCAGTCACCCCCGGCAGCTATACTTTCGCCAGTATCACAGTAGACGCCAAAGGCCGGCTAACCGCGGCATCAAGTGGATCCATCCCCGCTACTACCTGGGGATCGATTACCGGAACCCTGTCTAGTCAAACTGACCTACAAACTGTACTGAACGGTAAACAAGATTCCATTTCGGCTTCCAATAACCAGCTTATCTACCGGAACAATTCCGGCACTGTAGAAGGCCTGCCGGGATTATTCCGAGATACCATTTGGGGCGGCTTGCAGCAATCCCTCACGCTAAACGCCAACGATAACAATTTAAACTACAATCTCAACGATTTTGCGATAGACATCGTTCCGCTTCAAGATTCTCCAAATGATTCCTCAAGTCTTATAAACCTGCGGATCAACCTGGATCCAACGTCTACCGGTTTTAATTACGGGATTAACGGCGATGCGGCCCGCATCCTGACTACTAATATTTTCCATAACGGTACCGGCGATATCGGCGGTATTAATTTTATAAGCAACAACTTCACGTTGGGTAATGGTACAGACCCCCTCAGCGTAAAGGGATTTTCCTACGCTTATGGCTTCGGATTTGTAAATGCCGGGGTCAGCATCGTAGGCCCTATGCAAGGCTACGGTTTCCAGCCCGGCTTCGATGCCGCGGCCACTATAACTCCCGGCAGTGCCTATCTTAATGCTTTCTATGATACTGTTAACGCTCCGAGTACCGTATTCGGCTCGTATACGGCGTTCCTTTCTTCCCAAAATCTCGGCGGCATCGCCAATAATAGTAACTATGCCGGTGTACAAATCAGCCCGAACATCGCGGACCTCCAAGGCAACGCCGGCTTTACTGGCGTGGGCATATATTCTACCGTTACTAGCTCTGGTACCGGCAGCTGGAATGGCGTAAGAATCAGTCCGCAAGCGGTAGACACCTTTAACGCCTTCGGTATTTCAGTGGACATGTCTAACGCCACGGTATATCCGGGGGTAAAAGCTTCCGTCACCATCCAAGATCTGTTCTTCGAAGCCTTAGTAGCTGGCACCGATCCCGGTAATACCATTACGATTCTTTACAATCCTGGTGCCATAGCCGGCTCAGAAGTAGTTTCCAATGTAGGCCCCGCAATCACCGTACAAATTGAAAACGGGGTTTCTACAGCCACGCAAATCAAGGCCGCGTTAGATGCTTATGGTGTATTTGCCGGCAATGCGACCGTTACGGTAACCGGCGTAGGATCGAATCCGCAAACCACCCAAGGCCCTACCAATTTAGCGGGAGGTATCAACCCCGGCCAAAAGTTTGCCGGCGATTTCAATGGCGACGTTCGTATCAACGGCGCACTATCTTTCAATGGGGCTTTATCTGTAGGCCGGTTCAATGCGTTCGCGACCCTCGCCTTAAGCGACGGCGGCGGCCAGCCCAGTTCTATACATACTATAATTACACAGCCCACGGTAGCTGCAAACGTCACCGTAGCGAACGCCGATATGCTCGCGGTTAATACCGCCGCCCTTATCAATATCGGCGACAACGCCGTAGTCACCACGGCTTTTCTCGGCGTCACAGCTTTAGGTCTCCCCGCGGTACTCACTATGGGCACGGGCTCAACCATTGACCGCGTTTCGGGAGCTACTTTCGCGCTTTCTCTGGACGCTACGGCTACCGGTGGTACGGCCGACACTGTAGCCCTTTGCCGGGCTTTAGCTTTAGGTAACGGCGGCGTCACTACGGTTAATCGCCTGTACGGCTACGAGATGGCCCTCCCCACGGGATCCCTTGCTGCCAATTCTTGGGGTCTTTACATCGCCCCCGATACGGACAACTGGCTTAAAGGCTCACTTCGAATCGGCGGTACGACCATCAGCGACGACATGGCCACTGCCACTTATAAAATAGACGTGGACGGCGATACGCTACTCCGCGGCAAATTACAACACAACGGTTCTACGGCCGGCTTCTTTAATACCGCGGCGATTTCACAGCCCACTTCCAGCGGACCACAAACCGCCTCAGGAACTTGGACTGCAACCGAACAGGCCATGCTCCAGCAGGCCTACGATGCCCTCCGGGCGCTAGGATTAATGTCATGAACAATATAATGACCAAGACTCAAGCTCTAGCCATAATAGAGCTTCACAAAACTGTACCCCAACCCACCGCATTACTTCTGAGAGCTTTCGCCGTTATTTCCGCAATCACGCTGCCATCGTGAGAACTATAATCGTGGGGTTTAGCCGCCCCGTAAAGTCGAGCCTTTTTGCAAACCTCATCATGTGGGCCGACAAAATTAACTACGATCACGTCTATTTGAAATGGAACTGGGCCTCCATAGACCGCGATATTATTTACCAAGCCAGCAAGCTCGCCGTGAACTTTGAAAGTAATAAGACCTTCGAAACCCATTCCGTAGCCATCGAAGAATATGAAGTAGAAATCGGCGACGAATGCCATCGCAAAATGATGCAATTCTGTATGGACAACGCCAACAAACCCTACGGCATAAAAGAAATTTTAGGCTTCGCATGGGTCAAACTTATGGCCAAAATGGGCAAAAAATGTAAGAATCCGTTCCCATCCAATGGGAGCACTTTCGTATGCTCTACTCTCGGGGCGGAAATCCTACAAGTCGCCGATGTTATAGATGATAGTATCGTGTCCGAGGATGTAGACCCCCTAGATTTGAACCGTATCGTGCGACAAATAGGCCTCAAACGCATTAAATAGTCAATAATAACGAGCAATTATGATTTTCTTAACTGGCCCTATGAAAAAAATAAGCGTAAATGCCCGAAACCTTGTAGAGCTAAGTACCTAATCTTTTATATAACTGACCGAATGTTATGCAATTTTTAAGAGAAGCACCAACAATGAAAGAATGGGCCATAAAAATACTCGTCTCGGCCATGTCGGTACTGATGCCCATCAAGGGTACCCTTCTTACGGTCGGCGTACTGATTTTCGCAGATCTTATAACCGGAGTATGGGCCGCCCATAAACGAGGCGAGGATATCACTTCGGCGATGCTCCGCCGTAGCGTAAGTAAGATCCTGGTTTACCACCTCGTGGTCATTACCGGATTCTTGGTAGATACCTATCTAACCGGCGGTCTCATCCCTATCGCCAAATTGGCCGGTTCTG